ATCGCCTCCAGTGAGATGATTTTCTTGGTACCTGGTGCCGTGGGTGAAGGGGTAGCAGTATGGTAATAAACTGCCAGCTTGGGCGCGACCGCCTCGGATGTTTCCCCTGTATCCCAGTCGAACGAAGCGTAATTAGTACCTGCTACGCTCCAAGCTGGGGTAGTCCCTGACACATCGTAATTGGCAATTCTGATAGCGAATGTTGCTGTACTGGTAGGGTCAATCCAATTCCTACCTGCTGTGTTTAGTGAAAAGTTATTCCAGCCTGAAGCGTTCCAGCCGGCATAGGTAATCGCAGTATCACAGGCAGGGTTAAAACCATATTTGTATATGCGGTTATAATCCAGCGGGGAGACTATCGTATCGCCAGTGTTTTTGTTAAAAGTGTAAATATTGATGGTCGGGGAGACGCTAATATCATCTGCTTTCCCTATCCCATATAATGATAACGTAGCCGAATCTATAACTATGTTGCGTCCTAATTCGCTTACATCGAATACTACAACACCCCGGAATATCGCCCACCATTTACCGCTAGAGTCTGTAGATACTAACCCCGCTTTAGCGCCTGCCCCAGCGTAATTAGCGTGTATGTCAGTTACATTTGTATATGCGCGTAAATCTGCCCACGTCGCACCCGGAGAACCTACAGTCGTATATACATAACCGTCTACACCAGTAGTTCCGGGCCGGAAAAGTTTCGAAGGCATTTTAGCTCACCTCCGGGTAGTTGAATGTCTGGCCGCTGGTGTCGTCGATCCAGCGGCGCCAGGCGCTCCAGCCGGCAGCGTTCAAAATGTTATCCAGCGCTTCACCCTCAGTGACTACCGAGCGGTTGTCATAATTCTGGTTTACCAGTTGGCGGGCCAGCAGGTCCAGCCCGTCCGTCGCGTAAATGTAAATGTACTTGTCGTTCCAGCCGGGATGAATCGAGTACCGGCTGATAAATCCATAGTAAACCGGGTATTCCTCTTCCAGGTGAGTAGCCACAACCCGGATCTGTTTGCGCGGTTTCAGCAGGCCGTACAGCGGGCCCAGAGTGTACGTCGGTGTGAAAATGTGTGACGTGTTTACCAGCACCAGTTCCAGCGTTGCCGCAATGTGGTTTCCGCCCTCTTTGTCTTTCCCACGGGTAACCGCGATATGCTGAACGTAATTGGTTATGTCGTCGTATTCATCGTCAAATGCAGGGTCTTCCTGCCAGTTCGTGACGTTCCACGCGACGGCTATTTCATAGGTAACCGGGCTGCTCATTAGATATGACTCCCGCCGGCGAAGTACCCGCGGTTGACCCCTGAGAACTGAGTCCGCCGGTCATCCTCACCGATTAGCTGTTTGATCCGTCGGGCAAACTGGCGGGCCTCGGTTTCATTGCCCATAAAATTACCGGTGATGTTGATTGTCGTGCTGCCGCCGATATGATTTCCTACTCCGGCAAATTCCTCTCCGCCGTGGGCGATAACGGGGATCGGCGCGCCGCGAGGCCCGGGGACTATACCGCCGGCAGCGTAGGATGGGAGAGACTCAGTAAATAGATCGGCTCTTTCCTGTACACCGGGGGCTAATTCAGCACCGCCATATTCCAACAGTTGCCCTTTGGTGATCAAGAGGAAAAGAGTTTTCAGCGGGCCTTGTTCTATCAGTTTAGAGAAGTTCACGAAATTGTCTACAATACTCTTACTCGCTATGGCCCAACCAGCTATGCCCGCAATCGCCAGCCCTACATATCCTAAAGCGCCTGCCAGCCCCGTCGTTGGTCCTCCGATCTGTGTAATTAATCCGGGTAATATCTTATTGGCTAATTGCCAGGCCGAGTTCAAATCATTGAACATTTTAGCCGCGGTTCCCAGAGATAAAAGCAACCCGCCTGCTCCGAGGAACAGAGCCCCTAATTTCCCGATGGTCTCTACTAAATCAGGGTTGGTTTTTATCCAATCGGCAACCTTACCTATTACCGCGACGAGTTTATCCGCAAGGTCTTGAAGGGAGGGGGCCAATGATGTGCCAATAGCTCCCCAGACCTTTTCCATGCTTGTTTTAACATCAGTCCATTTATCGCCTAGTTCATCGGCCTGTCTAGCACCATCGGTAGTCCATCCCGACAGTTCCAAGCCCTTTTTCATCATGTTTTCCAGGCCGTCCGCACCATCTGCCAAAACAGGGAGTAGGTCAGCCCCTGAACGTCCAAATAAATCCGTGGCTATCTGTGTGCGTTCGGTCTGGCTTTCTACCTCGGCCAGTGCCTTGAGGATGGTTTTAAATTGATCTTCAGGCTTTAGCTTCTGGAGATCAGAGAGCGACAATCCTAACTTGTTAAAAGAATTAAGCGCCTCTTTGTGGATGGAAATCATTTCGTCGGTGGTATCAGATAACTCTTTACGAGCGGCCGTCACCTCTTCGGTTGTAGCGCCTTCCTCAATCATCGTGTCAATTTCTTTTTTACCGGCCGCTATCGTTTCCTCTAATTTCCTTTTAAAAGTGACCTCGTCGTTAATGGCATCTTCTATCGCCTTGGAAGACATTCTAAGGGCCGTCTCCATAGACCCTAGACTGGAGCCGCTTTGTTCAGCGGCATACTTCAAGCCGGCTAGGAACTCAACCGATGTTTGTGTTTTGATAGACAGATCGTTTAATTCCGATCCGGCTTCAGTAAATGCCTTGGTCGCACCGGCCAGGGCAGCGACGATAGCACCGCCCATAGCTGTAGCCGTTTTACCCAAAGACATAAAGACCTTTTCGGTTTTCTTCATGTCCTTTTCGATCTTCTTGAGAGACTTGGTAAATTCTTCGGTTTTCGCACCGATAATTATGTAAAGATGCGCTAGGCTGTCCGACATGGCTACCGCCTTTACGTTATAATTTCCTTGCCGCCCATGGCCGCGTTAATCATGCGGAGATGTTCAAGTATATCCTGTTCGTCCATAGGCTTTGTTTTGGACGCTTGTTTCTGAGGCATGAAATCTTCGTATTTAATCTTATTAGCTCCAGCAAGCTGTGCCATGGTGAAACAGATCAGGGCCGTGCGCCGATCGAGTGTTTCTTCTTCCCGCTCATACTCTTTACAGATTGCGTTCAGTTCCCCCGGGGTGAGCCGTCCTATCTCCGCATCGGTTAGGCTGGTGTGGAGTCGCAGGAAGGCCCAGGTCCCGCTAAAGGGTTTTCACTCTCCGCGTTGATAGCCTTGAGCAACTCGGCGGCTATCCGGTCCATGTCTTTGATTGTTACCAGCTTACCGGTCGATTCCAGCGTCAGATCCGGGTTGTCCGTGGCCAGGCAGGAATAGAGCAGAGCCCGAAACACTTCCACATTGAAGCTGTCCTTCTCTGATAGAACGGAGATGTCCTTGCCGGTTAGTTGCCGGAACTTAATCATGGCGTTGAGGTCGAAGCTAAACGGGCGCTCTTTGTCCAATAAAATAGTAGGCATATTTCCCCCTTTTTGTAGTATTAGAGGGGAGGGTTTTTCGCCCTCCCCTCATGTGTTTAACTAGGCCGCCGGGCGTCCGACGTACAGGTAGTAATTCAGGGCAATCTTGCCGGATTCGTACACACGGAGGCGTATTACGGTCTGAGTATCAGCCACGCCGAGAGCTAACTCGCTTGACTGTACCGTTGTGGTCAGCGTGGACTCCTCGCCGCCGTCGATGGACACCTTGATGGTGTGCGACTCTGCAGTGACAGTCAGTTTCACCCAGTCCGAGGCGGTGTTGACCGCGACGTTGTAGGCGAAGGTGGCTATGTCGAAGGCCGGGACAAATACCAGAGCCGCGCCGGTGTTTTCCTCGATACCAGTCAGGGCGGATATGCCGGTGGAGGTCGTCAGATTCATTGTAGGCTCACCGGACACCTTGATTGTCACAGCGGCTTTCATGGCATCGCCCTGCGGGTAACTCGGCTCTATGTCCGTAATCAAGCCGGTGAAGGAAAAGCTGAAGGCCGCCGCAGTCGGGCCAGTGAGTACGACCGCCCGGGCTGTCCCGGCCTTGAAGTCGGTGTACATAGCATACTGGCCGTCCGTATCCCCGGGATAGAAGTTAAGTTCGAGTTTCAGCTCTCCGCCGTCGCCCTTCCCGGCGATAAACTCATCCCACGCCTGCGAATAGTCGCCGACATTAACAGCGGGCTTCTTCATGTTAGGGCCGGATAGATTTGTAACCTCTGCAACCGTATTTCCATTCCAGGATAGAGTAGTACCATAACCAATTTTAGCGCTGGTAGTCATTTAAACCTCCTCATGCGTAATTAAATAATCAACCGCCAGTCCGTAGAGCCCGAGAGCGTCGTCATACGGCAGGTCGGTTTCGTTATCGTAAAAGCAGCCTCCGACGTTTACTCCCCCGGTTCCCATCACACCCGAAAAACCGTCCAGGACTGCTTGAATTGCCGCCGCTATACTTTTGCAAACCGTGTATGTGGACGCGATTATGTTTAGTTGGAACCTCGCCTCTGCCAGCCCGGAGGGGCCGGTATATGTGTGCCCCCTGGGAGCGCTTATTTTTTGGATGGTGACATACGGCGCGGTAACGTTGGCCGGAGCGCGGACATAGTAAATGCGGGTGGAAACAAGAGCGGTTATCGCTGCGGTAGCCGCCAGCTTATCATGCAGCCCCTGTTCAATAATCATTTTCTAGCGGCCTCCATGATTTCATCCAGTAGTTTGTCCTTGATTTCCTCGAGGACCGGTCCCTTGTTGGCGTCCCATGCCGGCCGGAAGAATGGTCTAGCAGCCATTTTGATAGTTCCCTTTTCGATGAAATGCATGTGCGGGGCTACGTTGTAATTGACGCCGGCCAGGGCAAGACGTGGTTGGTCTCCGTGTCTCCTGAGCAGCTTGGCGATGCATCCCTTTTTCAGATTTCCGGTAGGACCTTGCGGTGCTTTTTCCCGGGCGGCATCAGCTATCGTCTGTGCACCGTCTAAAAGAACAGGCTCGACCTTTGCCGGTGGCAGAGACTTCGCCAGTTTAACCAGCGACTTATTCAGTTCCTCAAGCCCCTCCAGCGAAACGCTGACATCCATTACCCGATTACCTCTTTGTACATAATCCGCAGACTGGTAGTAGATGGAATGATTGTTGTGATGGTCAGCGTCCTGGAATTGATTACCATGCGCATATCAGCCGTGATGTCGTCCCGATAGCGGATCTCCACTTCGCCGGTCACATCCAGGTTCGCCTGTTTCGCATCGAAATAACGTTTACCAGACAATGGCCGGTCTGCACCCCAGACGGTCACATAGTCCGCCCAGGTATCGACGTACTCGTTCATATCGTTGGCCGTCGGTGTGTTTGCCTGAAACGTTACACGGCTGCTTAATTCTCCAGCTCTCATGTTTATCTCCAATAAAAAACCGCATGGATAATCTGGAAACGCCTCGAAAGGAATGGTCTATCTAGATTAAATGGCCACATTTATCATATGAACCGTCGAGGTTGATGTGCCTGACTCCATCCTTGTGGAGTTGCAGATGTTCCTTCTCTAGTGCGCGTTCTCTCTTCTCACCGCGGAATGGAAGGAAACCGCCGCAATACTCCCCTGGCTCAGAGAGGCGTATGTCTATAATAATTTCCGGTACTCCATTTGCCCGTATAGGTCTTTGCACTGATTCGGCCACTTTTTCACCCCCTTTTTATTTCACGCGAAATTAGAATGTGCGGTCCATCCAGAGTAATCTTTCAACTGCCTCTATCGTTGTTTTACTAGCGTTGCCAGCCTCTCTGTTTTCGTGGTAATCACCTATCAGCAGAAGCATGGCATTTTTCACGTTCTCAGGGATTGAGGCAACGGTCGAGCCATACCCGGCGATGAAGGTTATGCACACACCGTTTACCGGTCTGAGAGTGGTCGAGGGCCAGGATTTTCCATAGCCCAGGCTCACCCTGCCCGGTTCGCTCTTATCATCCGCAAAGTAGTCGGCTGCCGACATGAAATACTCGGTGTTGTCCGTGTCGTAGTAGCTGATGATAACCGAGGCCGTAGCCGTTCCCGTTCCTGACCCTGCTCCGGTCGCGGTGAAGACTGTCCCCACGGTATTAGCTGATGCCCCTATCAGAGTAAAATCAGTTGAGCCTACTGTCAGGATCCGGTAGGTTGTCGCGGTGACAAACGCACCTGCTGTCACAATCGGAATCTGGAGGGGTGAACGCGGCAAGTCGATATAATCCCTGGACGGGAAAGAATCGAGCCATAGCTCCCAGGTCTGGGTAATATAGGCTCTCCCCTGGAATCCCTCGCAATGCCTCCGGGCGGCCTTTATGTACACCATGAGCAGCCCGTCCTCATCGTCCGAGTCAAGCCTCAGTTGCTCGTGGACTTCCATCATGGATACAGGTTCTTTGGTCGGGGCGGTTTTAATCTTGAGAGCCATTTTACGCCGACTCCTTTACAATGATTCGAAAGCTCACCGTGTTGATAACAACCCCGGAGGCGGTTATCTCTATCTCAGCCTCATAGCGCACATTGTTAGAGGCGAAATCAGACGCCCCGATGGTGTATGTGCAGATACCCAGTGTCGGCGTCCCGGTTGTACACGCTCCGGTCGCTACAATCGTTTCAGGGTCGCCGGGATACCAGACTTTCAGGGTCACTGTTTTACCAGAGAGGTCATACGCCGTACCGTCGTCGTTTGTGACCGGGTAGGTTATCGTGTAGCCCTTATCGCCTTTTTTAACTACCAGAGTTTCCATGCGTCACCTCTATAAATCGCGGTTGGGGATTTTTAGACCGATGCTCCTGGACTTGTTTCTGAGTGCCGCGCCGCCGGGAACATTAAGGCCGATTGTCCGGCTATGATTGACCAGCCCGTGAGAACGGTCGGTGATTGAGAGGGTCGGCCCCAAACAGTAGTATGCGATCTCCGCTTCACCCCCGAATAAACAATCTCCGAATAACGTACTGCCGTATAATGCTGTTACCATCTAAAACCTTACTGATGCAATCAGGTAGATTACATAACACCAGATTAGAGTATCCAGCGCAGACAATAGCCATATAACACGGGGAGTCTTTTTTGTCTTAATTATCATCATACAGCTACTCCGTTGACCTTTGCTATCGCCGCAACCGCCACCCCATTTATTTTAGCTATAGCCGCCGCTGCTACTCCATTGACCTTGGCTATGTTTGCCCAGCCGCCTCCCGCCTCGGTGCCGGTGGCGTAGATGGAATAGATATATGAGAACGCGGAAAAGGTATGGTTAGTAACTGGAATCATATCCCCGGAATGATATAGACAGGAACCTCCGCCTGGCGTAGTCTCGATTCTACCAAGATTATAATATACTCCGGCAAAGTCGCCGGTAGTAACATCTGTTGATAAACCAGTAAATGTTTGTTTTGACCCTTTGGCTACAGTCCCTAAAGTTTCATAATCTCTTGTGGATACATTATTACCAGAAACGATATAGAAAGTAGCTACTTCTACATTAGTAGCATTATCAGACGTAGATGAGAACCATAACTCCCAGGTATCAAGAGTCCCTGTGGCGTTAGCTGG